CATGGACATGACGGTCTGGGAGTCGGGCCCGCAGAACGATATGAAGGATTCCAACGGGACCCTGATGTTCCGCGGGGTCGGTGGTACCAAGTCCGCCACGCGAGGGAAGAATGCCAAGCCCCGGACTTTGTCGGACCAGGACAAGCGCGTGATGCGGGAGGCCGGCTTGGATCCTGACTGGGTCCTTCCGCCCGACACCGAGGAATCGATCCTCCACTCGTTGCGCCATCAGGCGAGCCGCCAGGCAGTTGGCGTCAACCCGCCTATAGACTCAGCGATGCTGGAGAGGCTCGTGAATCTGGTGAAGGGTGATACGACCCCGTCGAAGGCCGATCTCAAGTTCCTCACATCCTTCTGCGATGAGCTGGAGGATAAGTCTTCAGGGTGGAGCGCCCGTTGGAGGAACAAGTCCAAGTCTCGGATGTGGCGCGACCTGGGGCCCCGCCTTTTGCGGGTAGTGTACGGGCGCTTGATCATGCGGGCGGCTTACGCCCCCGACCTGCCGACGATGACTCCCACCGAGAGGGTCCGTCTAGGGTTGTGCGATCCCAAGCAGATCGTTCCCAAGATGGAGGCCCACGGTAAGGAGAAGGCCGACGCGGGACGGTGGCGTCAGATTTGGGTCCTGAGCACCGTGGACCTGATTTGCCAGGCTGTCTCATCCAAACACGTCAATGCCGAGGACGTCAGCAAGTACCAAACGGGCAAAGCGCATCACTTTGCCGCTGGCATGGGGCATCATGATGAAGGAATTGCCAGGCTGGGAGCTGCTATCGAGTCGCAGTTTCCGTCTGGCGAGGTCTTCAGTCAGGACGCTTCTGGGTGGGACCTTAGTGTCCCCCCAACCCAGCGGGTGATGGCCTCCACGCTCAAGGCTTTGGTCCATGTTGAGCATGGCGCCGCAGGTCTGGCTTTTATGACCATGCTTGATTGCTATGCCCACCTGGGCCACGTCTTGCATGTGGGGGCCCATTTGCTTCAGTCCGTCTGGTACGGGCAGATGGACTCGGGAAGCCTGGATACCACCGTC